AATACCGGGTTCACCAGCTCCGCTTGCTTCAATTCTTTTCCAAAGGTCCATGAAGTAATCTTTAGTTATTTTGTGTCGGAGCAACACAGCTGAGTTATTAGCTCTACCTCTTTGTGGATTTGTTTCCCACCATGCACCTGACTTACAACCAATCATTTCATCATCGGTTGCTGAGAAAAGTGAAATTAATGCAGCCCTTCTAATTCCACCGGCAAGAACCGCGTCGGCAATATGACAAACCATATCATGCACTTCAATTGGTCTTAATTTTTCACCATTCTCCTTTGAATCTAAAATGCCTTCAAGTTTGATGAGACATTCTTTCAAAGGTTGTGGACCGGGAGCCTTTCCACCTGAGGTAACTAATCTTGCCCCTTTAGGTCTGATATCACTGAAGTCGAATTCAATATGAGAACCACCGTAGAAATATGATTTTACCAAAATTTTCACAGCATCTGCCCATCCTTCGATAGAGTCAGCAACTAACCATCTTCTTTTTCTTTCTTTGTTTGGTTTAAGAATCTCAGGTAACGCTTCAACATGATGTTTTTGAACAGAGTATCCGACACCTGTACCTCCAAGCAACAAGAACATTACTTCAGAAAAAACTCTCCAATCATCAATTGGTGCAAAAGCACAATTATATATTCTATTTGGAGAAATCTCAATTGGTTTACCTGCAAATTGCATTGACCTCATTGATGGGAGAACTTGCTTTTTAAACACATACATGTAGTTCTCTCTGATTTCTTTTTCTAATTTAGGGAATTGCTTAATATGCATATCCATGTTTCTTGTGACTAATTCTTGCCACGTTTCTCTTCTGTTCAACTCAGGAATATACTTAGCATACTTCATGTATACTGTAATATCACTGAGAATCCTGTTTGAAATGTCCATTTTAAAATTTTTTGTTTTGTTTTTTTATAAAAAATCGGTGATTTTAGTTATAAATATAGGGTCGTACAATATACGACCCATATTTTGATTAAAAAAAAATAAGTTTTTTTTAAAAAAAGTAGATATTTAGTTGGGAGTGTTTTTTGATTGTTCCTTCTGTTTTCTCTTATCTAATAACTCTCTAACCCTATCTCTTTTCTTTTCCTCTTGTTGTTCTTCAAACCCTAAGAAAGTCACAGACGATTCTGTGTCTATCTCTAGTAATTCATTATTAAATTTACAATTTTCAAATACAACCCCATCTTTTCCCAACCTTGATTTTGTAATTGCTATTGTAGCCAAATTCATTTCTTTTTGTTGTAATGTCTTAGCAATAGAAATAATTACGTGACCTACTTGAGCCTTTTTTATTGACCCACCCATTTGGTCGGTAGTAACAACCTCTGATGATATTGAAGACCTATTACCTTGTGTTGCTGTCCAACCTACTAAACTAAGTTCATGACACATTGCCTCAAATTGCCTCATTACCGAACCTTCACTTTTCCATTCATCTTTATTTGGGTTTTCAGGGAGAACACAATCGATATAATCTAACATAATCAAATCAACTTTGATTCCATCTGCAATCATCTTCCTAACCTGATTCTTAATTTGTAACATCGTCATAGTATCTGACGGTAACTTTCTGAGAACGAGTCTGTTCTGCATTGTTTCTTTTATTTCGTGGATTTTATCCATGACTTTATCCTTATGTAAAACTAAGTTATCTGGTTCTATACCCGTCCAAAGTGTAAAGTGTTTTCTCTGAATGATTTTGGGATTGTCTTCGAAAAATACTTGTAGTACATTATATCCATGATTAAATGCCGTATTTGCTATCTTGGTTAAGACTGTTGTTTTACCTACACCTGTTGGAGCAAGTATAACACCAATTTCTCCTTTAGCAAGACCTCCTTTAAGTAATCGGTCAATTCCTGGTATACCCATCGGTATTGGATGTCTGAAATCTTCATCGAGTACTGTTTCTAAATCTGAAAATACGTCAGACATTCCGTCTGCAGTTTGTCCAACTTGAAGAGCGTCTCTTACCAAAGTTTCTACTTTATCATAAGATTCGAAATCACCTTCGTTGATAATTTTTTGTGCTTTCTCCATAGCTTTCTGTAACTCTTGTTGTTTACAGAATTTCAAACCCTTTTCTTGAACGAAAGTTACTCCTTCGAAAGGTGCCGACTTAATTTGTTTTAGTGTGTCCAAAACAATTTTAGCAACTAACTCTTGTTGAATTTCTGATTTAACAATCTGTTCTATTGTTTCGAAAGAAGGAGTAGACTCGTACTTTGCGTAATACTCTTTAATCATCTGGACGATGATTTTAAAGTATTTGTTATCGAAGTAAGAACTTTCTAACACATCCATTATTGTGGATGAGAATGTCTTATCAAGGATAATCTGATTGATAAGTTGTAGCTGAAATGTATTACCGAGGTAATCGAAATTTTTCATAGTTGTATGAGCCCCACTATTAATTAAATACTTACTTTGCTAAGTCGTATTCAAGATATTTGAAAGATAATTTGGTTTCTGAAAAAATGTCAGTTAAAGTTTTCAAAATTTCTTTCAAATATGGTCTGACATCCACTGTATAACGAACTTTTGGTGGAAACATTTTTCCGTCAAAAATTCTATGACAAATTGTCTGGTCATTAAATTTTACATAAAGGTTAAAATACTCAGGTCCGTCAGTAAAAGATGTTTCCATAACAGATGGGTCATGCATGATTGACTCTTTATTATCCATCATGTAAATAACTGTTTTCATTTTTAAGTCATACTTTAGGGTATCCGCTGTCCTTTTCATAAAGTCATACAACTCTAATGAATTTTTTGCCCTCGGATTGAACCCTTTAACGTTAAAAAATCTTTGGACAACGATGTTGTCATTCAATGTTAGTAGGAATTCTAATTTAGTAATTTCCTGTTCTCTGTTCATTTTTTGTTTTTTTGGTTATTAAATTTTTCTTTTTTCTTTTCTAATCAATTTCATAAATGGTTTAACAAAGTTGACCCAAGCCTCGTCATTTTTAGGTAGAAACTTGAATAGTCCGTCAGCGACCATCATCTTCATTAAATTTTTGTATCCCCTGTTTTCAGGGTCAAAAACATCATTGTAAATTTGTTCGACAATTTGTTTTCCTTCATCGGAAATTAAAGGTTGTTGTAAATCAACAAGTTTTTGGTTAGTAATAAAATATTCTTCTCCAAGTATACCTCTTTTTGTTGTTCCCGTCAATAGGTTAGTAATCAATTTAATTTTGGACTTTTGCTCGATTTCTCGTGCACTATCAATTATTTCGTCTATAGTGCACGGTTTATCAATCATCTGAGGGAAAAATTTCAACATACTTTTTTCACCAAAAAGTTTTATTCCATCAATGTTGTCGGATTTGTCTCCAGTCAAAACTTTATATACCATCACATTGTGATGTGGTATTTCTATGGAACCCATCTTGATTTTATCTCCGAACTTGAAGTATTTTTTTTGAACTGGTGAATAAATGGTAACTCTCTTCGATATTAATTGTGTTAAATCTTTGTCTGCTGAAAATATGATAACTTGTTCGTCCTCGCATATTTGTGTATAGTAGGCAATCAAATCATCCGCCTCATTACCAAACATTTCAACTTGTCTAACAAAAACTTCTTCAAGATATTCTTTTACCCTTTGTTTTTGTTGAAGGTAGGATTCATACTTAAAGTCCATCATAGATTGTCTTCGGTTAGCCTTGTATTCAGGATATAATAACTTTCTTGCACTTGAATTAGATTCTGCATCCCAAAAGACAACAACCTTATCGTGGTCATGTTCTTCCAAGAATTTTCTTAAGGTGTTTATAAAATGAAAGATTCCACCAACATGTTCAGACTCATTAAATAAGTCTTTAACACCGTGGAATCCTATTTTGAATAAATTATCACCATCTACCAAAAGGGTTTTAGTCATAATCATTCTATATTATTAAACATCTTCTTTTTCTTCTTTCAAGTCAAAATCACCTTCACTTCCTATAATATCTTTCCAATAGTCAGCATATTCTTTTTTGTATGATTCAATTGAGGCTTTTTCCTCTGTAGAATCCTTACCCGCTAAAAATCCATGTGGTGTTACAATAATCTTACCATCGTCAAAACCTAATCCATTTATGTGGTTTTTCATTACTGAAACTTTTGACCTTATAGCAAACTTCACACTCCTTTTATCTTTAGTTGCTGTAATTTTGGTTGTACCGGCACCTTTTTGATTTCCAAATAAAAATACTAATGATGAGTTCAACCAAACTGATTCACCACCTTTAGCCTTGATTTTTGGTTGACCGAAGGGATTATCGGGTAATTCCACCCACGGTTGGTTAATAATGATTAAAGTATTCTCGTATTCTGTATCAGCCTTTCTTGAACCAGAAATTCTTTGGTTAATACCCATTCCGATTTTATCTGATAACACTGATGCGTTATGTTGTTTTCCTCCCTTACCTTCATAAGTCATTTTACAAGGAACGGAACCAACTGAATCCCAAATGAAACACAAACTATAATTTAGTTCTCCTTTTTCTTGAGCATCTAATAATTGATTAATATAGTCGGTAATTTGTTCTATATAACTAAAATTGTTATTGAATAGGAAGAAACCATCCCAATCTAATTCTCCGGTTTCTTTATCGGGAACTTCCTCACAATCAAAACCCATTAGTCTAGCATGCTCGAAACTCCACTTTTGTTCAGTAATAATGAATACAGGGAGTATCCCTTTTTTTTGAGAATCAACCGCAGCTTTGACAGCCGCAGTAGTTTTTCCTGTATCTGAGTGACCGAGAAACATATTTATGTGTCCTATGGCGGGTCCAGGAATACCCACGGCATCCAAAAAGTCTTGACCTAAGTCTAAAAATCTTTGCGGTTTATATTTTGCAGATGTCGAGTATTTCTTTTTTAGATTGGTGAAATCGTTCTTTTTAATTGCCATTTTTTTTCTTTTTTGTTTTTTCGTAAATTATTTTTCCATTCAACCAAACTTTATCAATACTGAAGCCGGCATCTTCAACTCGTTTCTTCAAGAAGTCTAAATCAAACTTACCTGTATCATAAGTGAGATTCCATTCTTGAGTTTGAAGGTTGGGGTCCACTTTCTTTATTGTTAAATCTTTACTCAAATTTTTGTGAATTGCACTCGAACACATTGAACAGGTTACCCCTGCTGCAGTAAACTTAACAACATCTTGACTAAATAATAAACTCGGTAATATTGTAATTAGAAAGATGAAAAAAAACTTATACATAATTTTGGTCATTAAAAAAACATAGACACGTAGTTTTAGTTCGTGTCTATGTTCAGTTTATGTTTTGATTTAGAAAGGTAAATCTCCATCAACGTCAGCATCAGCTTGTGGGTCTACATATGTTTTCTTACTTCCTCCCATTGATGTCTCAGAGTCCGTAGAATCACCGTAAACGTATCCACCTCTCTCACTATCCCATCTTGGTGTTTCACCTCTTGCAATCGCCTCTAAATACTCTACAGGTTTTTTACTATAAACATCTAACCAAGTCAACTCATCATCGACCCATTCCTTAGCTTGTTTTTTGTCCTCATGAACGGGTGATGGGTCATCATACATAATTGTTGATACAGTTGTATATTCCTTTCCTTTTGGAGTTTTAGACTTAGTCAATTCGATGATGAGGTCACGTCCTTTTTCAGGGTCAGTGATATCACCTTTATTTCTCCAAATTGGAATGATTTTATCCAAGATACCATCGTTTTTATAATTGTGTTTGAATCTCCAAAACTTTGGTCCTTCTTCTTCCTTATCTCTATCGATAACCTTGACTATATAAAACTTACGTGACTTATATTGTTTAGCCAATTCTTTATCAGAGTCTTTACCTGTAGAAATGAGCTCTTCATAAACCTCGTTCAAAGGTGAACGTTCGTTATCATTTTTTCCTGGGTCATAGAACTTTTGCCATTTACCACCCACTTGGATTTCGTGGTACCAAGCTTCAACAAATGGTGAAGAACCATCTTTAGTTGGTAGGATTCGAATTCTTCTTTGTCCTGAGTTTTCTTTGTCTCCCAAAATAAGAGCAAAGTATTTTTTCATTCTTTCCTCTTGAGACATGTTGGATTGGGCCCCGCCCGATTGCTTTGATTTTTCGTACTGTGCCAATACGGCGTCTAATGTATTCATGTTTTAAAATTTATATTATAATTATAATCACTATTTCAATATCTGTCAAATAAAAAAGGTCACCTAAGTGACCCTTTCTAAATTAATATTCATTTCCCGATGGTGGTAAAAAACTGTCTTTTACCTCTTTATCTACAATATCAGTTACTTGGTCTGAAGTTAAAACATAATCTTTTTTTCCTGTCTTCTCCATTTCTTCTTTTTTATCTTCGAAGAAATCAGAAAGTTTCTGTGTGAATGGATAAGAATCATATGTTCTCAATTCTAACTTCTCCTGTGGAGTTTTTTCTCTATATTTTTCAATCTTACTTTCGAGAGAATTTAATTTACTAACGATAGAATCCATTTCAGAAAGTTTTCTTTCTAAGTTTTCAATTTGACTAAATAAATTATTAAAATAGTCTTCTTGTTTCTTTTCTATTGTCTCTTGTGATTTAACTAAGTCAGTCACATCTAATTCTTCAGTACCACCTTCCGATTCCTCAGACTCACCCTTATCATCAATTTTTTCAACTTCAGGGTCTGCCTCAACATCTATTGGTGTTGGTGGCACGTCGGGTTGTGGAACTTCTCCTGCAGGAGGAGCAACTTCCTCACCTGGTGCTGGTGGAGGTGGTGGTACAGCACCCGCAGTTTCGGGAGCAACTTGTTCATTCACATAATTATTTATGAAATGATACCTTTCTATTTCACTTAATATTTTCTTATCGATTCCCATTTTTATCCGTTTAATAATTGTTTAATTCCTTTAGCAGTTTCTACTTTAACTTTTCTGTTTGTATAAACTTGGTGACCAGCTCTTTCTATCAATCCATCTTTCTCTCTTACTATATAACAATCACCAGTATCTAAATCACAAACTTCTTTGGTTCCATTACCCATATCCTCTTCACTAAATCTAACTTGTTTACCCAAATAATTGTTTAAAATGTTATTTAAATTCATAAAATTTGTTTCCTATAAATATATGTGAAATAACAAATATTAACATCCTGCACCTGTAGGATTACAAGTCACACCATTAATAATTATTTGATTTCCACCTGTACCGACAGGATAACATTCACAACAAGGGTTTTTCATTATTCTATCATAGGTTGGGAATTTCAAAACATCTCCGTAAACATACTTGTATTCAGGACAATTAAATGCCAATACTTTTCTACCAAAAGTTATTCTCGTTGCAAATGCTGGTATATAGACATCAAAATAAACGACTCGATTACTGCTTAACTCTGCGGCAGTTGTAATATTATCTAACCACCCCCCTGATGTTGTTGTAAAATTACCACCACTTCTATCTTTAGGGGGTAAAGCTCTTACAATTGTAAAATCAGCGATTTTCGTTTCCGTTCCTTGTGAGGTGACTAAGAAAATTGTTGCAGGATAATCTTTACTTAAAACACCATCATAGAAAACTATGCTTCCTTCCAATTTAGATGTTCCTTGGACGTAATTTACAAATAAATCTACCCCTCCTTTCTTAGCATTTTCTATAATTTGTTTATCGTTATTTACAGTATTTGGAGGTGGTGGTTGTTGGGTAACTGCACTAGAATTATCAACAAACACAAAAGTATCCGTACTTTCTACAGTACCACCGCTTGTTATAACTTTTATTTTACTCGATGCCTTTGTGGTTGGAATAAAGGTGATTCCAGTCACACTTAGTGACTTAATGTCTGCTTTAGCTCCATTCAAAAATACTTGCGTGTTACCGAGTAAATTTGTTCCCGATAATGTTATTAGTGGTGAAGTTCCTGAAGTTGTTGTGCCTGTAGGGCTAAAAGATATTATTGTTGGTGGTAAGCATTTTGGTTTACCTGAAGTACTTGTACCTTGAT